TACTGCGAGGGCTGGATAAGTATGGCTGTGCAACCTCGCTGATACCCCCAGACCCCGGCAATAAGGCTTTTGCAGGAATCTGGATAGGGAAAGGTGGGTGCATGTGTAACGGTGAGCGCTAATGACGTGGATATCCGTTAAAAATCGTCTCCCTCGGTCATTCGAGCGCGTATGGGTACTTACCGACACTGGTCGGCAGACCACCGGATACGTTAAATCGGATGGGGAGTGGCATATCAACTGCGCGAGCATCCGGGCTACTGGAGCGAAGGTGCTGAGGTGGAAAGATGGCTGAACGATATGAAGTGCATGCGTTTAAATGCGAAGACAACTGGTCTTTGTTCATCTGGATAAACGACTCCGGCGTTAAGTTTATTGGCCGCCATGCTGAAACTTACAAGAAAGCAAAAGCTGACTTTCTGGAGCAGGCTGATGCTAAGCGCCTCGCCAGTCAATCAGGCGCGATGCGGCCTCTTGATGATTTCAAAATCGTTGAGAAGGTGGAGGTATTCACTCTATGAGCAGCGTTGCTAACTGGTCTTACACCGCCGCGGCGACCATCTGGCGCAAGCTGGAAGGCAATGACGAATACGGCGATCCGCTGGGTTATGCCGAACCTGAGCAAATCCTCTGTGATTACGAGGGTGGGCTCAGCAAAAAGTTAGCCAGCTTGGGCGCTGAAATCGTCGTGAAGAACACCGTCTGGACGGAGTTTGCGCTTGCTGACGCCGGTGATTACATCCTGATTGGTGAGTCTACCGATGCCGACCCGATTCTGGCGGGCGCTGATGAAGTACAGCAGGTTATCCGTTACGCCGATACGTTCGAGCGCTTGACGGATGATTATGCGATACTGACTGGCATCTAATCCCGGGAGGCTTTATGGATATCGATTCGCTCACAATGTCTATCTCAGCTCTGGCAGTGGCTATTTCGCTTTATGCTGCCGTGCCAATACGAGAGAAGAATTTCACGCCGTCTGAGCGCACACCTCGCGATAAACTTCCACCCGAATTGCGAAAGCTCATTGAGAACGTTGATGAGCTTGAGCGGAGAGTTAAAAACCTGTGAGGTAACATATGTGGATCAGCCTGGCTGTTATAATTCTCGGCTTAGCTACTATCGCAATATCCTCCAGAAGTATTTATGAGATGTGGCGATGGCTACGCGAAAACCCCAAAAATTAAGGTCGCTACGGCGGCCTTTTTTATTGCCTGGAGAAAACCATGGCCGGTAAAGTTCGCGGCATTGCCCAGGCCAAAGCCAACCTTGAAAAACTCATTGCTGATGTTCAGGGAAGGAAAGCCGTAAGAGCGATAAAGAGTTCGCTCATTATTGGTTCATCACAGGCATCTGTATATACGCCTATCGGTGACACTTCCACGCTGATCAACAGTCAATATCAAGAGCTGGATGTGAACGGCACTCGACTGACTGGTCGCGTTGGGTATTCAGCCAACTATGCGGTCTATGTTCACGATCCCAACATCCCACAGAAATTCCGCCGTGCAACTGCAAGGAAGGAGTTCCTTACAAAAGGGTTTGAGGATACCCGAGAGCAAATAGACCGGGTTATGAAACAGGAGTTGTCGCTATGAACCCTCCGATGCATACCCGGCTGCGTGATTATTTTGTTGAAGCCGGGCTGACCTCTGGTTTTACAACCCAACTCCTTATATGGAATGACACCGGAAACATGTCAGAGCGTTTTATGGTATTTCGCCCTAACGGTGGATCTCCCATACGCAATGAACTAGGTGCCGAATATTACGTGTTAGTCGATGTTATCGGCGCAAAAGGAGGGAATGGATATTTAGACACTTCGGTGCAGCAAATTATCCATCACGTGCAATCAGACCCTCTACCCAGCAACTGTATTGGCTATATCGAAAATTTCGGCGGCATCCCCACTCCAGTCCTAACAGCTGAAGGTCGCCTCATCTATCGGCTTCAGTTTGCAATCAAATACGGCGAGTAAGCCGAAACATCAAAGAGGAATTACCCATGGCAGCAAATTGCCCTACGGACAACACAAAGTTGTTTGGCCGCGCCATTGTGCTCGAAGTAGCTGATGGCTGCGCCGATACCCTCCCGCAGGAATCAGAATGGAAAGCCCTTGCGGCTGGCACCAGTAAAGGCTTCGACTTCTCTCCTAACAGCGTGACGTCTGATGCTGATGACACCAAAGGATATGTCGAAAATATCGTGACTAATGCCGATTTCACTATCTCTTTTGAGGGTGAGGTTCGCCGCAATGACAAGCTCGACCAGTACGGCGTCGGTCGTCTGATTAAATATTTCAATACTGAGATTCAGGCAGCTAGCCAGCCAACTTTGTGGGTGCGTATGGAGTTCGGTCCGGTGACATTCATCGGTTACATGCTGATCAACGCATTGAGCTCTGACGGCGGAACAAACGACATCATCACATTCTCTACCGAGTTCAAGGTGGCGGCGGCAGACACTATTCAGGTTATCGACACCGACGATACAGTCGCTGTCACAGGGGTAACGGTAACTCCTGCAACGGCATCCCTGGCTGTTGGTGCGACGCGACAGTTGACAGGTACTGTCCTGCCATCTGATGCAACCGACAAATCGGGTACGTGGACGACGTCCGATGCCACCAAAGCAACGGTGAGCAGCACAGGCCTGGTAACTGGTGTTGCTGCCGGCACTTCGACGATTACCTTCAAATCCAACGATGGGAACTTCACGGCAACCTGCGCAGTGACCGTCACCGCTTCGTAACCATTCCAAAGGGCGGTTACGGTCGCCCTTGATAATGATTATGGAGACAACATGACCCCGCTTAAAGAGATTGGCGAGTGCCTCATTAGCGTTGACGGTGAGGATTATTTCTTCCGGCCTTCATTTGTGAACATGTCACGCATTGGTGAGCCAGAGGAGATCGTTCAGGTGTTTTACGACCTGCACAACGATGAAGTAACCAGCCTGGTTAGTCGAGCTGTTGAGGCTTACGGATACGTTCCGCAATGGCTCATCAGCCACATCAAGACTACCAGTTACGGCCGCAAGGCGTTTCTCGCTTCAGTGGTTGTTCTGAATGCCTGTTGTGAAAAAGACGCTGGCCCATTGACCGGCGTATTCCATCCCTCGAAAGGCAACGGACGCACATTTAAGATTCGCAAAGGTGCGCTACCTGAATCTGACATGCTTCTGATTGCGCAGTCACTAATAACCCATGGCGTTATCGGTAAGGCGAAAGTGCGAAAGCTTCAGCGGCATGAAAGCGGAGAGACCAGTACCGAGTTCCGCGCCGTCGATTACATCGTGGCCGCGCAAACACATTTCGGCATGACCGAGCAGGAAGCTGGAAATCTGACGATGACCAAGTTTCAGATGCTGCTGGCAACGAAATACCCTGAGCAGAAAGGCTTTACCCGGGAAGAGTACGATCAAGTGGCCGAAGACTACTTAGCCAAGAAAGCTAAGCGCCTGGCTAATGCAGCGTAGCCCACTCAGGTGGGCTTTTTGTTTTTGAAAACGTCATGCTTGGCTTGGCTATGTAGGTTTTTAAGTGCTTGATACATCTGTGTATACGATGACATTTGTTCCATGAGGTAAAATGTGACATTTGTCATTTCTTCCTCCCATTTAGAAAATTCTTCGGGAGTTTTAGGCCTGCGCTGGGAAAGGTCGCCATAGGTCCTCATTAGCTTTGAGTTATCAACGGCAGTTGGTATGGGAGACTTTAGTGCCTCATCAATCATGAAAATGATTTCAGTATTCATCGACCTGCCGTTTTCTTTGGCTCTAGCAGCTATTGCCTCCCTCATTCCTGCCGGAAGCCTAACGTTAAATCTGTCCATTTCTTGGCTTGGGAACTTACTCATAAATCCTCAAAATTGTAATTTTGACGATTAACAATAGCACCTACTTGACACCATGTTAAATGGTGCTAAATTGGTACTGGCACCAAGTTGGTGCCATTGTAAGGAGATAGAAAATGCAAGATGTGATTTATACCGGTCGTAAAAATGTGGTTTTCAATTTGAGACTTCCGGAGCGTATGGACGAGGAAATTCGCAAGCTGGCAGAAATGGACGGCATCTCTATTAACTCAGCGATTGTTCAGCGGCTGGCAAAGAGCCTGAGAGAGGAAAGAGCTAATGGTCAGTAAAAACAGCGAAGCCCCAACTGCGCTAACAGTCAGGGCCTCTAATTTGTCAGTTAACCTTTGCGAGAAAACCAACATGAACATTGTAGCCAAATCAGAACTTAACTTCCATGGTGTTAACCTGACGCCTGTTTCTGAAATGCAGGGAATTTGGCTTACCTCCGGGGATGTTGCTAAGGCGCTCCACTACAGCAGCACAAAGTCAGTAACGAACCTTTTTAACCAGTATTCTGATGAGTTCTCACCGGCAATGACAATGGTCATTGAATCGATGACCAATGGAATTAACGGCTCATCTCGTCGCATGAAGACCCGCGTCTTCTCACTGCGTGGCGCTCATTTGTTAGCTATGTTCGCCCGCACTCCAGTAGCTAAAGAATTTCGCAAGTGGGTGTTGGATATTCTGGATCGCGAAGTGGAGCAATCTCCTATCGCCAAACATTTTACGGACGAAGAGTTATGCGAGCTGGCATGGATGTGGCATGTGGCCGAGCGTATGCGAGTTTTCGCCAGGGACATTCATCCGGCGCTGAGAGGCCTTAAATCTGAGTATGCGGGCAAGGCGTACGATTACGGCAATGAGTTCAACTATGTATTTGTAAGGGCGAGGGACATTCTACGAGAGCACACTGCCCACATTGATAAGAACGCTCATAATGGTGCCCGAGAAGAAAATTTGAAACTTCCACTAACGTGGCTGAGGGTGCCGGTGGACTTCCACTGATCCCAAAAAGAAAAACCGCCAGTGGCTGCTGGCGGTCTACTGATGTCTAACAACGTATAGGAACGTCTATGACTAAAGTAACTGTAGCAAATGTAAGATCTGGTGTCACCAAAATGTCTCACCGCGAGATCGCAAAACTCACGGGGAAGAAGCCTGAACACGTGGTTCGTGACATAGAATCCATGCTGAAATCTCTTGGCCGTCATTATCCAGAAATGGATGATTATGATTCTAAAGAGTTTTCTATTAAAAGGAAGGTTTATAACGGGCGTGTCGTCATAGATGAAATCCATCTCGACCAAGATCTAACGATGACGCTCATTACTGGCTACAGCGTGCCGCTGCGCCACAAGGTGGC